ACCCTAATGGGATTATCGGTTTGGTTGCGGGTTGCTACAAAGGCTCAGAAGAAACGTGGGCTGGACAGGCAAATAGAGATTGGTGGAAAGGTTGTGTAATTAAGAGAGAAATAAGGCAAGGGGTCTATGAACCCGAATTTGTATCACTAGAAAGACTGAAAGGATTATACGGATGATTACAGCGAAAGATATGAAAGACATGATTGATATGTATTCTCAGTTTGTAGAAGACAAGATGATTACTAAAGGTAGGGAGCGTCTGATTGAGAATGCTCTAGGATTGACTGGTGAAGCTGGTGAGGTGTCTGAGAAGATTAAGAAGCTGTTTCGTGACAACAGAATTGATGATGATGCAGTGTTAAGAGAGTTAGGTGATGTACTGTTCTATACTGTAGCTCTATCTAATATCTTTGGGGGCAGCTTGATTAAGATCATTGAGTTGAACATGGAGAAGCTAAACGAGCGTGTAAAGAATGGTACACTACAAGGATCAGGTGACAACCGATGAGTAAGAAGAAGACTGGTATGTCATGGTTCTGGAGGTATATAAACTATCTTGCGACATGGCGAACCCACAGAATAGCAATTAAGCAGCTTAATCAACTAACAGATAAAGAGCTTTCAGATATTGGCATATCTAGATCTGACATTGACCGTTTAGTTTGGCTAGAAGAAGATAAGACTATGAGAGCGAGAGGAAAAGCTGAAGATGAATAACTACTTACCAACTGACTACCAGACTTTTATTGCTAAGTCTCGCTACGCTAAATACATCGACGGTGAGGGTCGTGAGGATTGGGGTGATACAGTAGAACGCTACATGGATAATGTGGTACGCCCTAAAGCTGGTAACGATTCCTATGTGAATCAACTACGGGATGCTATCTTAAACCTAGAGGTTATGCCCTCTATGCGAGCTATGATGACTGCTGGTCCAGCACTAGCCCGTGACAATACTGCTGGGTATAACTGTAGCTACTTAGCTGTAGATGACCCTAAAGCATTTGATGAAGCTATGTTTATCTTGTTGTGTGGTACAGGTGTAGGCTTCTCAGTAGAGCGACAGTTCATCCAGAAGCTACCAGAGGTTCCTGAGCTATTTGAGAGCGACACAGTGATTGTTGTTAAAGATAGTAAAGAGGGTTGGGCTAAAGCCTTTAGGCAAGTCCTTGCGCTCCTCTGGGCTGGTGAGATACCTAAGTGGGATGTATCTCGTGTACGTCCTGCTGGTGCTAGACTTAAGACTTTTGGTGGTAGAGCATCTGGACCTGCACCTTTAGTTGAGTTGTTTAACTTTGCAGTTACTACATTCAAGGCTGCACAAGGACGTAGGTTGTCCTCTATTGAATGCCATGACCTTATGTGCTTTATCGGTCAGATTGTTGTAGTTGGTGGTGTTCGTCGTTCAGCTATGATTAGCCTGTCTAACCTGTCAGATGACCGTATGCGTCACGCTAAGTCAGGACAATGGTGGGAAACAGCAGCCCATCGTGCATTGGCTAACAACAGTGTGAGCTACACAGAGAAGCCTGACATGGAGACATTCATGCGGGAGTGGCAAGCCCTAGTGGAAAGTAAGTCAGGTGAACGTGGTGTCTTTAATCGTCAGGCTAGTAAGGTACAAGCAGCTAAGAATGGACGCAGAGATCCTAATTATGAGTTTGGTACTAACCCCTGTAGCGAAATTATCTTACGACCAAATCAGTTCTGTAACCTGACAGAGGTTGTAGTACGAGCTACAGATAATATTGATGACTTAGAGCGTAAGGTACGCCTAGCTACAATACTAGGTACTATCCAATCGTCTATGACCAAGTTCCCTTACTTGCGTAAGATATGGAACAAGAACACAGAAGAGGAGAGATTACTAGGGGTGTCTTTAACAGGCATTATGGATAATAGACTAACTACCAGTCAAAATGCTGGTCTTGAGAAAACATTAGAAAGGTTAAAAGATGTTGCAATATCTACGAATGCTGAGTGGGCTGAACGCCTTAACATCCCTGCTTCTGCTGCTATCAGTTGCGTTAAACCAAGTGGTACTGTCTCCCAACTTGTTGATTCTGCTAGTGGCATTCATGCTCGTCACAGCCCTTATTATGTTCGTACTGTGCGTGGAGATAACAAAGACCCGCTGACGAAGTTTATGATTGATAAGGGTGTACCTAACGAACCATGTGTGATGAAGGGCGACACAACTACAGTCTTTAGCTTTCCCATTAAGTCACCAGAAGGAGCAGTCACTAGGAACGATATGACAGCCGTAGAGCAGCTAGAGATGTGGTTGATATATCAAAGGTCATGGTGTGAACATAAGCCCTCAGTGACCATCTCAGTACGTGATGAGGAATGGATGGAAGTAGGTGCATTTGTCTACAAACACTTTGATGAGATGTCAGGGGTGTCGTTCTTACCTCACTCAGATCATACTTATCAGCAAGCACCTTATCAGGACTGCACCAAGGAAGACTACGAAGAGTTGTTAGATATTATGCCAAAGTCTATCGACTGGTCTGAACTTTCAGAGTATGAGAATGAAGACAACACTGCTGGTAGTCAGACAATGGCTTGTAGTGGTGACACTTGTGAAATAGTAGATCTAACATGAGTGGGGTATACACATTAGTGGGGCGGGTTGACTGCCCTTACTGCTCTAAAGCTATGGGTCTACTAAGGGACAGTGGTATTGTAGTTCAGTATTACTCCCTTAATGATTCTAAATGGGTGCTTGACTTATTTAAAAAATCTGGTATGAAGACGGTTCCACAAATCTGGGATCGAGAGGGTAATTACATAGGTGGTTATTCAGAACTCAAAACTCACTTGAAAGGAGAATAAATGGCTAAGTGGGATTTAAGTAAGATGGAATCTGATAATGTAAATAGTCCACCACACTACGGACAAGGCACTATTGAGTGTATCAAATACATTGAGGACTTCTTAAGTAAGGATGAGTTTGTAGGATACCTACGAGGGAATATAGCTAAGTACCTTCATAGGTGGCGCTACAAGAATGGCTTAGAGGATCTTAAGAAGGCTGATTGGTATCTATCTAAACTCATACAGGTGGAGAGTAAGAAATGATAAGCCTAGATCAGTCAGTAGACTTAGTACACTTAGGTATTACACTCTATTTGGTCTGGAAGGTACATAAACTACAACAAGAAGTAGACTATGCTTACTTTACACTGAGTAACTTACTAAAGTCTTTAACCAGTACTTTTAAAGCAATGACACAATAGAAAAAGCCCCTGCGTCCAACTAAGGATACAGGGGCTTAAGTTTGTCTGGGGGATAGTCTTTTTGTTGTTATTATTTACCGAAGAATTTAGATACTGACCTAATTCCTATGGATGCTGATACGATCCCACCAAGGGAATACTGATACCATGTTGGCATAGTCTCAAGTGCTAGAAAACCAGCTTGCACTATAGCATTGCCCCAATCACCACAGAAGGCTAGTATCAGGGGAATACTGAAGAGTAGGGTTATCCACTCATCTTTCCAACTATTCTGTGTAGCCTGTATAGCAGCTAGATCCCAGTCTATCTCACCTGTAAGCTGTTTCTTCTTTATCTCAGCCTCAGTAAGTTTGATCTGTGTCTTACTGTCGATTACACTTGTAGCTAAACCAACTACACTACCTAGTATTTGTCCTAACATTATTTCTTCTCCGAATTAAGCCACACAGCTATCGTACCAGTCATAGCACCACTAACAACACTAATCATGGCACTCTGTTGAGTACTTAAGTCATCCAAGCTAATTCCCCACTCTATTACACGTATGTACATAAGGGTCATCACTACCATCATAAGTCTGGGTAGGATCTTCCACTCTAGGAATCTTTCCATAGTCACAGTCATATTATACCTCTACGTCTAGTATCTTGCCTACATCTATAGGTGCTACAATTCTACCATTGGGACTGTAGGCTAACTCAGCCATACTTCTCTGCCTGTTTAAGAGTTCTTCAGCCTTCTCTTGCCAGTACTTATCTAGCCTTATGGTAACCTCACTACGAGTAGCTGGTTCTACAACTCTTGGCTTATCAGCACTAACCTTAGCTGGGGGAGTAGGTTGTGTAGCCACAGTTGTAGCTGTAAACTCAGGTATCTGATACATCTGGAATGGGAAAGTACCTTTAGCTTCTAATCCCATTATAACATCCCCTTTGATGACATTATTATAAGTACAGCTATACCTGTTATAATAGACAACACAGTTACTGTACCCCCGATAACAACTACCTTCTCTACAATCTCTTGCTTACGGAGTTTAGCAGCAGCTTCTCTCTCTTTACGTTCTCTACGTGTCCTAGCTCTGATTTCTTGTAGCTCACCCCAAGCGGAGTAACCTCTAGTAGCTATCACAATGGCTCTGAGTTCTTCTTCAGCATCCTTAGCCTTCTGTAGTTTCACGAAAGTCTCCATACTGTTCTCATCATCACCTGAGAAGAGACTATTCTTTTTCTTATTGTGAGTATTCCTTAGTTCATCGACACCATCAAAGAACTCACCTATTTGTTTA